TGAAAGAAAGAAAACATTAAATCATATATTCCCATACCAAAAGCCTTTATGCTTTACAGAAGATGAATACAATTATTTATCAGAACGTATTGGAAAGATAAACCAAGTTACAGTACCTGAACAAAAAGAACTATTGGTTATTTACAACAGGGTATTTAAAGACAATAGAGAATTGACCAGTTGTAGTAGTTGTTTTTTAAATGGTGTTTGGAAAAAGCTAGAACGAGTATTTAAAGAATATGAATAAAAAACTAAACAATATCAAGGAAGCAGAGTACTATACAAACTTTAATTTAATTGGAGAGCATATAGTTAAATCTAAAAAACTAAAGCCAGAAAATCAAGCCTTAAATGATATGTATTATGCGTGGCAAGAAGTAGGGTTTTATGTACACAACTTAATTAGTAATGAAAGGGCGTATGAACAATCATTAAGCGAATATAGAAGTGATAAAACAAGGGCAGTTATACGTGCTAGAGAAGCTGAAAGCAAAATAGCTGAACTACAAAGAAAAATTGATAAACTACAAACAAAAATAAATGTTGGTCTTTAAGATTATTTTGGGATATGGAATTTTAAGATTGTTTGAAGCAATGATAGTAAAAGCAATAAAAGATAAATCAAATAGTTATGAGTGATTCAATAAAGAAGTACGAAGAAATGATGGAAGATGGTAAGTGGTCTACAGATAGCACAGGATATTCTTATAATAATTTACCTAAAGATCCAATAGTATTAAGTGTAATAGATAAATATAAGTCACGTTCAAGAGATGGTATTATAAAATATGGTACAACTTTACACGATAGTCCTGACGGTTTTTATGCTTTTCTTACTCACTTACAGGAAGAACTAATGGATGCTACTTTATATATAGAAAAAATTAAACAACAAAAATGAAAGAACAAACATTAGTAAAAATGCAGTACGACCTTAAATTAGTACAACAAGCGTTAGTGGTTGCTTTAAATAAAATTGAAGTAATTGAAAAAAAATTAGAAAAAAAATAGTAGTTGTTCAAAAATTGTTTATATTAGCATTATAATTTAAAACAAAGAACAATGAAATACAATACATCTTTACACGAGTACTTTAATCAACATAAAAATCTCAGCAAATTATTTAACGATATGGATGAGGTAGATGTTAAGATTGATCCGCTACATAACAAAAAACTATATTTTAAAAGTTTAGGTTTTAGTGATCAAAAAATAAAACAATTTCTCAATGAACGATAATTGGTACTATTCATTAATGACTACTGAAGAACTTACATTGGTAGTAAATGACTCATCACATTTAAATGGTTATCGTAATAGATGCAAAGAAGAATTAATTAAAAGAGAACAAGAACAAATAGAATTTATTAAATTATGAATATACTAGAAAAAGCAAATGAGATAGTAAATACTAGATCAGAAGAAAAAGAACGTATGTATGGTCCTTTTGAAGAAGGAATGGAAAGAGCTGCTATGATAGCATCGGGTTGTACAGGTAAGAATTTAACAGCAAGTGATATGTATCTATGCCTTGTAGCTTTAAAGCTATCTAGACAATCTTATAATCACAAAGAAGATAATTTATTAGATGCAGTCGCATATTTAGGTTCTTTAAATAATTATAAAAACAAAAAACAATGAAAGCAATAATTAGTATTTTTAGTAATATACAATGTGTTGCTAATAATCATAGTGGATTAGAAGCTACTTATTTATCTAATAAATATGATCTTTATTATATTGGAAAAAAAGGTAGAACAAACAAGCATGAACCAAAATATTTAGATATTAGTGATGTTGATCTAAATAAGTTTGATAAAATACTTTTAAGTTTATCTACCGCTAATTTTTTTGGTGGAGTTATTGGAGAAGATGTTATTGAAAAAATAAATAAGCTCTCTAATTATAAGAATAAAATAGCAATATTATGTAACGATCCAAGAATAAAACCATTTAATGCAGCAAAGGCTGTAAATGATAGATGGCCAATTATTAGTGATGATAATGTAAGAAAGTTTGATCAATTATTATCTAGAGCTACTTACCTGTTTCCAGGTAAAGATCTCAATAAGTTTTATAATGACACTATATATAATGAATTTACTTATTTTGATTATTTTAAAGGAATATTTAAAAACAAAATTAGTGATCCACAGGTAGTGCAAGCATTTAAACAGTATGATGTAGTTTATTATGGAGATAGAAGAGGTAGCTATAGAGAATCACAACTTAGAAAGTATATGCCTATATCTGATAATAATCTTTTTATAGGTTATAAATCAACAAAGATAAATATACCATTCATTAAAAAACAAAAGCACCATGATTTAATGCAAACTCTGAATCAATGTAAGGTTAGTCTTGTTTTAGGTGATAAAGAACATGAAAATAATGTAGTAACTTTTAGGTTTTATGAAACATTATCCTCTAACTGTTTGGCAGCCATACCTATAGAGTATGATCCAAATAAAGAGTTAATACAAGATGAGGTATTAAAAAACTTATTATATGTGAAAAGTCAAAAAGATGTATTAAATTTGGTAAATAACTATAGTGATGAGTTAATAAAAAGACAACACAATGAATATAGGAGAATCATATCAATTTAATTTTGCTGGTTTAGTATTGACTGGTGAATACGTAGGAGAAGATATATTAAATGACAATACAAAAGTATTTATGTTTAACGATGGTAAATTTACATACCCAATTAGAAAAGAAAACTTATGTGGCAATTTGAAACAATAACAGAGGCATTTGAACATTACTACGAAAGGTTAGATAGTCAACCAGAATTTAATGGTACTAAAGCTTTTTATAATCAAATGTTTACTATTACAGATACAACTGATAAAATAGTAAGAACTCCATGGCGGAACTTTAAAATAGACTATGCTGAAAAAGAATGGGAATGGTATTTAAGTAAGAATCCATCAGCTGAAAGTATAGCAAAAGTAGCTAAGATTTGGTATAATCACATGGATGAACGTGGATACGTTAACTCTAATTATGGATTTCAATGGAGTCGTAATGATCAATTGGGTTATGTAGTTAGAGAACTTCAGCGTGATAAATATTCAAGACGTGCAGTAATATCTATATATGATGGAAAAGAACATGACAAGTATTCTAAAGATACACCATGTACTTTAAGCATACAATTCTATTTTACACCCGATTCTGATAAATTGCATATGACTGTATTAATGAGATCAAATGACTTATGGTTTGGATTTTGTAATGATGCATATTGTTTCTTAAGTTTGCATGATATTGTATGTAGTTATTTAAAAGTAGATAAAGGTTTTTATACTCATTATGCACAAAACTTACATATTTATGAAAGACATTATAATAAAATGACAAAATAATGTATACATGTTAAAAAATTGTTTATATTAGCCATATATTTAAAAACAAACAATTATGAATTTATTACACGGAATTAAGTTTGAACATATTGGTTACTTTGTAGAATATATGCAAGGTAATAAATATATTGGATCTGTTAATTTAGAAAAAGCAGATAGAGAAATTATTGGTTACTATGGTAGACAAGATCATATAGCAACTGAAGATATTATTTTCAAAAACAAACGTATATGTAAAGGTGAATCATATCACACAAGATTATATCCTTTATGTGGTCGTTCTAATTTTAACCCTAAAAATATAACAACGTTATGAGATTAAATAATGAGTTTGAACCTATTAGAGAATGGGCAAGAGACAAAGGAATATTAGATAAAGGAGATGCAAAGACTCAATTTGTAAAACTTTTAGAAGAAGTCGGTGAATTATCACATGGAATATTAAAGCAAGATAGATTAGAAATAGAAGATGCTATTGGAGATTGTGTTGTTGTATTAACTAACTTAGCTTACTTATGTAATACTAGTATAGAATCTTGTATTGAAGGAGCTTATTCTGAAATATCAGGTAGAACTGGTAAGATGGTTAATGGAACATTTGTAAAAGATAAATAATGATACAAGTAGTAAAACAACCTAACTGGAAACATATAACATTTAAGACTCCTAAGCTAAACTTTCTTAATTGGGCTTTAGAACAAGGTGGTGTTGATATAATTATTGATGATAATAGTTATAAGTTTAAAACACAAAGTGAGTTAGAAGCTTTAAGAATAAATCTAGTACCATCATTTAAAGGACCAGAATCATGTTTTGTTCCTGTTAGTGATATGAAATCAATATATGTAAAAAGCAAAGAAAGAATGGAGAAAATTAAATTATTAAATGGAGCAGTATGGAATAAAGAAGAATTATTGTCAAAGATGTATGATGATTCCTTTTATTATGGAGAATTAGGAAAATATGCTTTAAGTAGTTCAGCTATTAAATCTTTAATGGATTCACCTAAAAGTTATGCAAGATCTTTAAACTTTCATTCTGATTCTGGAGCATTTAAAACTGGTAGACTAATTCATTTAGCAGCTTTAGAACCAGAAAAGTTAGATACATTATGTCATGTAGTAGAAGTACAATCAGCAGTAACTAAGAAATATAAAGAAAAGGTAGCTGAAGTAGGTAGTTCTCAATTTGTATTTACAAGAAAAGAATATGACAAAGCAATGTATACTGTAGATGCTTTATTACAAAATG